ATGGAGTAACAGGATCAGTTGCTATTTCATCAGGAGTTCTTACATCAGTTACGACCATAACTAACAACGTCCATGTCGATGGACTTGTTGGTGTCTCCGGCACAGTTGCTGTCACTTCAGGTGTCATCCAGTCGTATGGTCTTCATGGTGTTTCAGGTACAGTTGCTATAACTTCCGGTACAGTCACAGCACACTCTGATGGCCTAATGGGAGTTTCCGGAACAGTTGCTATAACTTCTGGTACCATCACTACCGTTGGAACTATCACCAATCCTGTAACTGTTACATCGACTATCACGAACCCTATTGCTGTTCGTATCTTCGATGCTACCGGTGCAGACCTTGACTTGTTCAAGGCTGGTGATAACAATGCTGCTGGCTCTGACCACGGAACAGCAGTTCTAGGCGTAGATATTGGAGTGCCAGCAAAGTATCGCTATTTGAAGATGCAAACAGACGGAGCAATGTTTGTCACATCAACCGCTGCTCTTCCACTATTTGTTTCAGGAACAACTACTCTTGGTCTTACTGGCGCGCTTCCTGTAAATGGTCTTGTTGGAGTTACTGGTGCTATCGCAGTTACATCTGGTGTTATCACAGCACACGCTGACGGTTTGATGGGAGTGTCAGGAACAGTCGCAATCACTTCTGGTGTTTTAACATCTGTCACTACAATAACAAACAACGTTCATACAGACGGATTGCACGGTGTTTCAGGAACAGTAGCAATAACATCTGGCGTCCTAACAAGCATAACCAACCCAGTAACTGTATCAATCAGTGCTTCTGTAACTGGAAATGTCACGACAATTCCTGTATCAATGACGGGTGTTGCTCTTCTGGCTGCAAATGCAAGCAGAAAAGGCGGAACAATCTACAACCAGTCAAATAACGTGATGTACCTTGCTCTTCGTCCTACAGCATCAATAAACTCTTGGACATTAACGATGGACGTAAGTGGATACTACGAAACACCTTACAACTATGCTGGTGCTATTTGGGGTGTTTGCGGTGTATCAGGAACAACGGGTCTCTGGTTTGCTACGGAGATAACATAATGCCGTATTACAAGCCAGCAGGAGCAGCGGGATCTTTCTTACCTCTCGCTGGAGGTACGCTTACTGGTCCTTTGACTGGAACAACAATAACAGGCACTGCTGGTACATTTACGTCTGTATCAGTCAATGGCGCTGCTCTTTCGCCGGCCAATGGTGCTGCTTATTACATTCAGTATTACGGTGCTGGTGGATTGCTGGCAGGAGACATTGGTCTTCAGTACATTCCTGGAAATCGTACTCTGTATGTTAGTAGCACGGTAGCATCAGTTAATGTCACCGATGCAATTACTCTTGCTGGTGGTTTTAACGGAACTAACTCTGTTATCATTACCTCGTACGGCGTCTTGTCATCTGGCAAACTTCTCTCGATCAGAACTGGCGGTTCAAATGAATTAGCTTACGTCGATTATCTTGGCAACTTGGTCGCTATAGGATCTATTTCTGGTACTGCTGGCACATATACATCTCTATCGGTTAATGGAGTTTCTGTCACCACTGGTGGTCCGTATCTTCCTCTTGCTGGAGGCACACTTACTGGACCTCTAACTGTAACTTCTATTTCTGCTTCGAGCAATATTTCAACAGCAGCATCAATAAGCGCACAAGCAAATATAAGTGCGACAGCAAATATGTATGCAGGAAGTACAGTTGCAGCACCATTTATACAAGCGTCTTCTTACCTTAGTTCGACTGGCGCTGTTTATTGCCAAACAAATGTTGTCTGCCAAGCGCTAGTTAGCGGTGCTACAGGTTTAGCAACAGGTGGAACGTTATATGTTCAAGGTACAACAAACCACATTGGTGCAGTAACAATAAACAATACTCTAAGCGCTTCAAGCAACATCTCAACTGCAGCAAGTATAAATGCTCAAGGTACAATAACCGGAAAGAGCAGCATTTCCTCATCAGGCGACATTACATCTGCTGGTTCAGTAATCGCTCAGAGCACTTTAGGTACAGCTTTTGGTATTGTTTTTCTTAACTCTCCAACAAACAATCGCTACATTTATGATAATGGCACCACAATAGCTATTTTTGGTAACCCAGTAACTATTCAAAACACACTGAGTGCATCAAGTAACTTTGCTACTGCCGGAACTGCGTACGTCCAATTAACATCACAATTTGTTGGTGCTGTTACTTGTAACAGCACGCTCAGTGCTTCAAATAACATTTCGTGCGCTGCTACTCTTGCTGTTCAAACTGCTATCACTTGTGTTGGCAACATCACAGCGTATTCATCAGATGCTCGTCTTAAGAAGGAAGTTACAGTAATAACTGACCCACTTGAGAAACTTTCAAGATTGCGTGGCGTTGATTGGACGTGGGACGAAGATAAGTGTTACGAAGTCGGGTTTGAACCAACATCTAAGCAAGACACAGGTGTTATCGCGCAAGAAGTCCAGAAGGTGCTGCCTAACGCTGTTGGTGAGAACCTGCCAGGCTATCTTGCTATCAAAACAAGCAACCAAGGAATGATTGCTGTGCTCATCGAAGCAGTCAAGGAGCAAGGAAGACAAATAGCAGATCTACAGTCACGCATTGCATTCTTGGAGAACAAGTAAATGGCAATGCCTGCTGCTTCAGGTTCAATAAGTCTAGGAGCCATTCAGACAGAATTTGGCGGTGCTAACCCTATTGCTATCAATGAATACTATAAGGGTGGCACGTATGTCTTGAACACGGACACAACAGGCAACATCCCAGCCTCAGGTCAAATAAAGTTTAGTGACTTCTGGAGCACGGCAAAGGTTCTAAAAACCACAACGAGGTTCTATCCTTCTGCAACAGGAAGTACTGTTCTTGGTTGGTCAAATCCTACAAGATCTTATGGTCTTGATGGTTCAACCGCAACAGGTTCTTCAACTACTACATTGACAAGACAACTGACGCTAATGGGATACAATATGTCAAGCATCCCGTCTGGTGCAACCATTCTTACATCCACTATTTATTGGGCTGGCATTGCTAATGATTATGGTGCTTGGGATGTTTTCCCGACATTCCAAGCAAGTTTCTTCAACTCAACGTCAGGATCAATTGGAATATTGTCAAGCAATGGTGATGTTGGTGGCGGTGTATTTACATCATCATTAGGAGTTTCAGTAAGTCGTGCTCAACTTACTGGTGCTTGGGTTGCATTGTCGGTGAGCCCAGGCCAGGCGGTATCACCAACGAATGCAGCATACACAGGTTATGTTGATTGCGCATTCTTCGAAATAACTTATTTATAAAATGGCTACTTCATCAAACTACTCCGCCGATACATTCGTCACAGCAGCCAACCCGGCTCCTGGCCGCCAGATCGTCTATGAGTACCCTGTTCGTTCAGGGACTCAATGGGGCGTAGCATACGCAACTCGTTCTGACGGCGGACTTGGTCAAAACGTCTATGTTGCTGGCGGTTCAGGACCATCAGGTGCTATTCCTGTCTATGTCCAGAATACTCAGTCATCCACTATAACAGGAACAATACAGGTAACTTCAACTCAAGCAAGTCCTGTCTGGGTAACGGGAACTGTCTCTACTGTCGTTTCCATTCCACCGATTACAACCACAGAGCAGTCTGTAGGTCAGACAGGAGTTCTTGCTCCACAGTCTGCAACTCTTGTTGGTGGTTCAGGATCTGATGGAAACCTTTATCCTGTCTCTGTCAATGCTTCTGGTGCTATTCTTATAACAGGAACTGTCGCTATTTCTTCTGGCGTCATCACATCGATAACTAACAACGTCCATGTTGATGGTTTGATGGGCGTCACAGGTACTGTAACTGCGCAAGGACTTGTTGGTGTGTCGGGTGCTGTGGCCATCTCTTCTGGCGTTATAACAAGCATCACCAATGCTGTCGTTGTCACATCAACACAGGCATCACCAGTCTGGACAACAGGCACAACAACTGTCACGGGTGCGCTAACAGCATCAGTTGCTCTTACTGGTGCATTACCAGTCACTGGTCTTGTTGGTGTATCAGGAGCGGTTGCTATTTCTTCTGGTACGATCACTGTTCAAGGTCTTGTTGGTGTTTCAGGGACAGTTGCTATAACATCTGGAACTGTTACTGCTCACGCTGATGGTCTGGTTGGTGTAACGGGTGCTATTGCGGTGACATCAGGTGTTATCACAGCACACGCAGATGGTCTTGTGGGAGTGAGTGGAACTGTTGCTATAACATCTGGTGTTCTTACATCTATTACTAACACCGTTGTCGTGACATCAACTGTTGCTAGTCCGTCGTATGTAACTAGCACAATAACAAGCCCAGTTAATGTCACCGCTTCACAAGGTTCTCCAGTCACAGTCGCATTTACAGGAACTATTCCAATCACTGGTACAGTCACACTTGGACTTACATCATCTATTGTGACGGTGGGTCTAATGGGAGTTACTGGTTCTGTTGAGGTTCATAATACTTCTGGAACATTGAATGTTGCTCAAACTGGCACTTGGGTTATTACTGGTTCAACAACTATTGCCACGACAGGAACACTGACTGTAAGTCAAAGTAATCCTGTTCTAACATCAAGTGTAACACAAACTGGTTCTTGGATTATTACAGGCTCAGTCTCAGCGAATGTTGTGACAGCATCAATAGGTCCATCGGCAGTTGGCGCAGCAGGCAATACTGTAACAATGGCTATCGGAGCAAGCGCAGGCATTGCTGTTACGATAACTGGAACATGGAATGGAACACTTGGCTTCTATGCATCATTTGATGGTGGCTTGAACTACTGGCCCGTTGAAGCGTATGGACCTAGCACTATAAATGAACTTGTGTCATCAACAACAACTGCCAATGGTGTATTCGTTCCATACGATGTTGCTGGTGCTACGCACATCAGAGTTTCAGCGACGTTGTGGTCAAGTGGTCAGGCAGGAGTATCAATAAACGGCAACAACCACCAGACAATAGGCCAGATCTCGATGCGTGAGAATGGCTCTACAACACCTTCGTATGGTGTTCAAATCGCCGGTAATGATGGCGGCGCAATGCGATTTGTCAAGGTAGATCAATCAGGTGCTCTTTATGTTTCTGCATCATCTGATCGTCCTGTTTGGGTCACTGGTGTTATCACATCGGTTGTTTCTACTACAGGAACATTCGTCGCTATCGAAAACTCTGTAGGCGGAGACGGACAAATCGCTCCAGTCTCAGCGACATTGGTTGGTGGTCACAATACAGGAAATCTACAATCAATAAATGTCACGCCAGCAGGAAATCAGGTCATCACAGGTAACTTGACAGTCTGGAATGAGGGCGGTTTCAATGTCACAAGCAGCATCACAAATCCTGTCTGGATAACTGGTGCTATTGCTACGACTGCTGGAACGCAGGTTGTCACGAGCACACTTGCTAACCCTGTCTGGATTACTGGAACTTCGACGGTCACAGGAACTATAACATCTACCGGCACAGTAAATGTAAATCAAACTGGTGCGTTCGTCGTGACGGGAACTGTGACACTGGGTCTCACCTCGTCAATACCAGTAACGATGGGAGCCATCACAGGCACAGTCACAGTGGCACAAACTGGTGCTTGGGTGGTAACTGGCACGCAAACTGTGACAGCATCCCAGGGCTCTCCAGTGACTGTGGCATTCACAGGAACAGTTCCTATCACAGGAACAGTTACTATAGGTTTGACTTCTTCACTTGCTACAACGACAACTGGTCTTGTTGGTGTAACTGGTGCGGTTGCAATAACTTCTGGTGTCCTTACATCCATCACGAATACTGTCGTGGTGACCTCTACACTTGCAAATCCGTCGTATGTCACCAGCACCGCTGCAAACCCTGTAAGTAGTATTGGTCTTCATGGTGTTACAGGATCAGTTGCTATCTCATCAGGTGTCCTAACATCTGTCACGACAATAACAAACCCTGTGACATCTGTTGGCCTCGTTGGTGTATCCGGAACAGTTGCTATAACATCTGGTGTTCTTACTTCTGTCACGACAATAACAAACCCAGTTACTTCTGTTGGCTTGGTTGGAGTTTCCGGTACAGTAGCCATTACATCTGGTGTTCTAACAAGCATTACCAATCCTGTTGTTATCACCGCCACGGTCGCAAATCCAGCGTATGTTACATCGACCATAGCGTCACCAGTCAATGTTACCGCCTCATCTGCTGCACCGGTATCTGTCGCTATCATTGGTGCTATCGCTGCTACAAATGCTGCTGCTTGGGCAACTGGCGTAGCAAATCCTCCAACTGGCACTGTGGCAATGGGTGTGACTTCTGTTGGAAATCTTGCTACAGCACTTCAATCAACTGCTGAGGGCTTCCTTGCTGTCTCGATGACAAATCCTGCAGGCTCAGGTCCTGTATCTGGTCTTGTTGGTGTATCAGGAACTGTTGCGATAACTTCTGGTGTCTTGACAACGTTAGGAACAATCACGAACCCTGTCACCGTGACATCGACATTTGCTTCACCAGTGTATGTTTCAAGCACATCGGGAAATCCAGTCAATGTTGTTGGCTTGATGGGTGTCTCAGGAACAGTTGCAGTTACATCCGGTGTCCTGACAAGCATCACAAACAACGTTCATACAGATGGTCTCCATGGCGTTTCAGGAACAGTTGCTATCACATCAGGTGTCCTTACAAGCATCACAAACACTGTTGTAGTCACAGCAACTGTCGCAAGTCCTGCTTACGTCACATCGACAATAACATCACCTGTCAATGTCACATCATCACTAGCAAACCCTGTCTTCATTGGTGGTATTGTTCAAGCAACAGGTGCTTCAACTCCGTCAGACACCTTCGCAAACCCGACAGTTGCTCTTCTTGCAATGGCTCTAAATGCAGTGTGGGATGGAACGCAATGGGTTAGGCAGCGCGGTGGAGTTTCAGGAACAATAGTTCAAACAAAGGCCGCAGCAACAACAAACGTCGCTCAGGTTGCCATCCCAGGAAATTCTGTAACTACTGTACTTGCTGCCAACACAAACCGTCTTGGCGCAACCATTCAAAATGCTGGTTCATCAACATTTGCTTCGCACGTCAAGTTGGGTGCAGCAGCAACACTGGCCTCATACACAGTTCGTATTGCTCAAAACGGATACTATGAAGTGCCAGCAAACTACAATGGCATCATAACAGCCATCAACTCTGGCTCGCAAGCAACAGTCTTGCACGTCACAGAGATAACACAGTAAGAGATAACCATGCCTTATTTTCCAGATACTTCAGTTCTAGGTCCCGGTGCTATTACAGGCGTTTTGACTGGCGCTGTCGCACTAAGTTTCTCAGGTCCTGCTCAGTCAGCATCAACTGACACCGCGACAGGGATAGGCACAGTCTATCTTTCTGGTGGTGCTAACATCCAGAATGCTGGTTCTCAGGTTGGATACGCTGGATACATAAACTTTGCAGGAACAGCACTTGCTAGCGTTGCCATCGCGACGAACACAGCGACCATTACATACAACGGTGGTGGAGGCGGTGGAGTTCTTGTCCAAGATGAAGGCCTCAACACACAAAACGTCACGCTTCTAAACTTTGTTGGAACAGGTGTGACTGCGTCTGTTGCTGTTGCAAGCACTGCTACCATTACAATAAATGCTGGCGCTGCAGCGGCAGGTGGACCTGATAGGTCTGTTCAGTTCAATGCATCAACAACTCTTACCGGTTCTAACCTACTAGATGTTGATCTATCTGGAAATCTTGTAATAAAATCTCTTGCATCAGGAACATCTACACTTACACCTGCTGCAGGAAACTTGACGATTTACTCAAGGCTCAAGGCCGGCAGAAATCTTCTGAGTTATGAAGGACCATCTGGTCTTGATGGTGCGTATCAGCCAATGATTGGTATGAATAAGGTTGCTTGGGCAACTGCTATTGGCGGCGTTGCAACTGCTCCTACAGTAATGGGCGTCACATTGGCAACAACAGGAGGTCTAACAACAGCACCTATTTCGACGACGAACTTCTCTTCTACTCTGCATAGAGTTGATTATATTGCTGTCGCTGGTTCTGGTTCTGTGGTGGGCACTGGTGGCGGTGTTGCGACTGTGTGGTTGGGATCACGTGTAAATGAAGGCGGGTTCTACTTCGTTGGAAGGTGTGTGAATTTTTGCACTGGCGCGATCAACCTGCAAAGGTTCTTCGTCGGGTTCCAAACAGGAACTGCATATGCTACGACATCACCATCGGCAGCAGATCCAAGTCTTCTAAAGAATATGTTCGGCGTTGGTAAGGACGCGGCCGACACTACCTATCAGTTTATACACTCCGATGCAGCGACGCAGGTCAAGGTCAATAGCAGCATCACAGTCAATATGGGTGATGTGCTTGAAGTTCGCATCTTTGCCAAGCCTTCTGCTACGCAGGTTGGTATGTCTCTTGAAGTTATTAGTGTTGGAGGTTCTGGCTCTGTTGGTTCTGGACCATACGCTGACTACGCTACAACAGGAAACCTAGCCAACCTGCCAGCAAATACTCAACCTATGTCTTGGAGAATGTACCACTCTGTTGGTGATGCTACCACGGTCAATAAGATTGGGTTTATCTCTGCGTACATTGAGAAGGACATCTAAGTCGTGATGCGCATTGTAGTATAAAGAATCACAATGGGAACGATACTAATAAACAATCTGCCTGCTACATCTCCTGGGCGAGTTTTATTTGCGCCAGTTGCTGGTGGTGTGGCACCTGCTGCGCTATCTGCATTGGCGTCACCATCAGATCAACCATACGGATGGGCTGACGCTGATTTTGCAGATGTTCTTGTATCACCTGACACAAACGTAGTGACAATAGTCGCTTCTGGTGGGTCTGGCGGATACACTTATGCGTGGGCGTTTGAATCTGGATTTGCACTTACAATGTACAATCTTAATAACACAGCGCACTGGGGCACGTCTGGCTTAACACCAACGGATCCTATCATTGTTCAATATGTTGGTGTATATAAATGCACAGTGACTGATTCTTCTCTGGCATCTGTTGTGGTACACGTCACTGCAACGTGCGAAATACAAAATTATGGTGCATAAACATCTAGAGTTAGTAAATGATATCATCTAGAGGTTTTATTGAAAAAGTGCTAACGGGACTGAAAAGGTTCTAGGTTTCTTACTTACTCCAGAAGGGCCCGAATGCCCGCCTAAACGGAGAGACAGAAAATGGCCGAGACACTAGAAGTTGGCTCACTGCTATCAAACACGTATGAGCCTAAGAGGAAGTTCCGGTGGATCCTGCAGATCAGGGGCATCGACGCTTATACTCTCAAGACTGCAGCACGCCCGCAGCTCACTTTTGATGAAGTCGTAATGGATTACATCAATACCAAGAGATACGTCTCAGGCAAGCAAACGTGGGGTCCTATCGCCATCACGACCCACGACCCCATTGCTCCGTCGGCAGCTCAGAAGGTAATGGACTGGGTGCGCTTGAACTATGAGCCACTAACTGGCAGAATGGGCTATGCTTCATTCTACAAGCAAGACATTGTCCTCAAACTTCTTGACCCGCAGGGCACAGTTGTTGAGTACTGGGACATTATTGGTGCATGGCCTCAGGACGTGAATTTCGGCGACCTAGACTACGCAACCTCTGATAACACTGAAATTTCATTCACTCTACGCTTCGACAACGCTGTGCTTCAGTATTGAAAAGGCAGTATTCGCCTTATCAAAAGGGCTCTTGAACGGCTATCTATCACATGGAAGAAGGAACAGTCGTCGCTCCATTGGTAAAAGCCGTCACAGAGAACATCTCCGTTCTTCAATACGTCATCTTTTTCACCGTTACTGCTTGCCTATTCGTAGGCGTTTTCTTGCTAGGTAAATACGTCCTCCCAAAATTCACTAAGGCCAGAAAGATCGTCGAGAAACCAAAGTAAATAAATCAACCACAAAACTGTCAGTGCATAAATGCCTCCGTGATCTCTACTTAGTCACGGAGGCATCAATGTCTAACGAACCAATCTCACTGAGCAAAGTTCAAAGTGTAACACCGCAGGAAATGCAGGTCCCAACCGACATCGTTCCACTACCATCGCAGGGAAGGGTCTATCCACCAGGAAGCCCACTCGCTGGAAAGTCAGGAATAGACATCAAGTCGATGACAGCAAAGGATGAAGACATCCTGACATCTCGTGCTCTTGTTCGTTCAGGCAGAGTTATCAGCAGCCTTCTACGCAGTTGTATTATTGACAAGACTATTGACCCGGACAAGATGCTCGTTGGTGATAGAAACTCTGCTCTTATCGGCATCAGGATCACTGGCTACGGGCCAGGTTATCCTATCAAGATAGAGTGTCCTGAGTGTGGCGCAGAAGTCAAGAAAGAAGTTGATCTCACGTCTTTGCCGATCAAGACATTCCCAGAGGATCTGGCTATTGAAGCCGGTAAGAACGCATTCACATTCACGATGCCTGTTAGCAAGAAGGTTGCAACATTTAAACTTCTAACTGGTGAAGAGGAGTACGAACTTCTTCAGACTATTGAACGCGGTCGCAAGACAAACTCTGGTGAAGAACTTGTCACAGGTCGGCTCAAGATGCAGGTTATCGAGTTATCTGGAGAGAAGGACCCGCAGAAACTTGCTAGCACCATTCGCAATCTTCCTGCTCGTGATAGCAGAGAACTGCGCCGCTACATTGACAAGATCACACCCGGGATCGAACTAACAACAGATTTTTCGTGTGAGTTATGCTCGTTCAAGGGGGAGGTAGAAGTGCCACTAGGCACAGACTTCTTTTGGCCTTCGACCTGAAGATAAAAAATACATTTTAGAAGAACTCTTCTTGCTCACAGAGTACTGCCACATCTCATGGACTGAGGCGTGGTCGGTACCCATTGAGTATAGGAAGTGGCTTATTACCCGTAAGCAAGAAGAGAACAAACGTATCAAGGAAGCAAACGAGAAGGCTAGGAAGGCTGCACCTAAGACTGGCAAGCGCTAAAGTGCATACTTTGCAAATAGACCTATTGCAATGATTGCTAGGATAAAGTATGCTACTGCCCACCCAACAAAAGTAGATGATGTAGATTCTGGCCTTTTCTGCAGAAGCCAATCGGGCCATTCATCTTTCTTGAGACGACCCGCAAGCCACGGGTCTTGCACAGTTTCGTATCTAAGATACTTTTCAAGATGCTTGTACTGTTCCCAACCACCCTCAGGAACAGCACCGCAGTGTATGCTTGATCTCAGCGTCTCTATCTCTTCAGATGGAAGAAAGATCTTGGCAGCGACTAGAGCAGTGCCCTCGACCATCTCCTTAGCGAGATAGACATCAACGACGTCATTAGCCGTCCAATCACTCAGTTTTTTATTGAGTAGTCCCATACCTTTACTATACCACAGATACCAACGGGAGAAACTTCATCGTCAAGGGTAGTTATTGAGTATGGCAAACAATAAAAAGCGCAAAAATCCGCCTAAAACAAAAGACGCAGGCCTCCAGATTGCTGAGCAAGCGGCTGAAGAGTATAAAGATCTGATTGAAAATAAAAAAGCCATGGTCGACATTACGACCAAGTTTAGCATGGTTACTCTTCTTGAAAATGAAGCGCTTGAAAAGAACATCAAGTTTCATGAGAATGCTAAAAAACTGTTGCAAAAAGAGATCGAACAACTTGAAAAACTTGAAAAAATAAAAAAGTTAAACAAGAAACAAAAGAAGGAACTGGAAGAAGCCAATAAAAAGTATGTTGCGCATACTAAAGCCATAGAGCATCAAAATAAGCAAACTGAGGTGAGTTTCAAAAACACCGTTAGGTATGGTCCCAAACTAATGGCTCAGGTTGCTTTGCAAAACAAACTGGGTGGCGCTTATCACTTTGTCAAAAAGGGATTGGAAGCCTACATGTTTGTTTTCACTAAGTTGATACAAGTCCATGAGCGAGTTTTTAAGTGGCAAAATCAAATACAGGCAAGTTTATCGACATTGGCAAAGCGTTTTGGCACCACCACAGATGCTATAGTTGACATGCGTGATGAAGGTCTCAAGCAACTCATGGATGTAAAAGGTCTTGGTGGTCTTGGAATGAGTCTTGAAGAGATAACTTCTGGTCTTGGTGATTTCGCTGAGGCTATGGTTTGGACTAACCGTAATACTCAAGAGCAAGCAGCAGAAATGATTAAGTGGGGAATGGGCGTTCACATGAATGCTCAACAGGTTGGCGAACTAACTAAGTCAATGATGCAGCAGGGACAAACTCTGCAAGATGTCAAGACTTACATGTTTGACCTTGCAAAGCAAGCAAAACTCGCAGGTGTTAGTACCACCGCTCTTGCTAAACAGTTCCAGGGTGCAGGTAAGGCTCTGTTTGAACTCTCAGGTCCAACAGCCCGCAAACAACTTGTGCAAACAGCAAGAGAACTTGCAAAGATAGGAACAGGTCTCGATAAACTTGCTGGGTTTATCGACATGACAATGAGTTTTGACCAGACTGTCGAGAGCATGGCGAAGTTGAACACTGCATTTGGAACGCACATAAACGCAATGGACATGTTTATGGAGCAGGATCCTTCGAAGCAGTTTGACAAGATAACTGACGCGCTGCTCAACCAGGGTAAGTCTCTTGATGGTCTTTCGCGTGCAGAAAAGAAGTATTTGATGGATGTCACAAAGATGGACGCTGAGACCATCGACGCAATGCTTAATCGTAAAAACATGACAGATGCTGAGCGCGACAGTCTTGACAAGATGGCTAAGTTGTCTGCTGACAAGTTGGCTTCTGAAAAGGACTACGAGAAGTCGTTAATGCGCTCTAAATCAATGCTTATTGCTGAGCAGACTATAACCGCCAACATCAACAACATGCTTACTAAGGGAATGGCTCCATTCTACGATGGGTTTGCAAAGGGTGGCGGCCTTCTTGGTGGTGCTGAGATGTTTAATAGTTACGTTGAGAGTTGGACAAAGAAAATAAATAGGTTTTCTGAAAAACTTGGACAGGCAGGTCTTGGCGGCTACATGATAAACATTGGCAGAACGTTTGGCCAAATGTGGGATGTCATTTCTGATTTTATTACAAGCGGTGCTGTTGCGACATTCCTATCTGGAATAATGAGCACATTTGACGCAGTTAGTGATGTTATTTCTGGCATTATCCAGTTTGTTGCGCCTATTCTAAAACTCATAATGTGGATACTTGGTAAGGTCATGCAACTTATCGGTCCTGTACTTAAACTTGCAGGTTCGCTTGTCAAGTTCCTTGGTGCATCTACAGGAACTGCAATGGATTTTGTTGGTGATGCAATCTTTGATCCAAAAAATGCAGAAGACAATCTGAAAAAGCGTGCAAGTGAAAATGTTGGAGCACTTGTAAGTGGCGTTGATAACTCATTTGCTGGTGCTGCTAGTGCTCTTGACGGAAATGATCGCACGTCAAAGAATGTATCTAATGCTATGGTTACTACGCCAACACGCGCAGGTGGTGGTCCAGTAGCATCCAGCAGTCCATACCTTGTTGGTGAAAAAGGTCCAGAACTATTTACACCATCATCTTCAGGAAACATCACACCAGCAACACAGACTGCAAAGACGATGGGTGGTGGAAGCAACGAGATGGCTGAGATCCACGTCCATGTGACACTTGATAGCGAGAAGTTGCAGGATACGATGTATAAGGCCAACCTCAGGAGACAGCAATAAAAATGGCAACCATCGGCGACTTTATGAAGCCCAAAGACCATAGCGATGTGGTTGATCCTCAGGCTATTCAACCATCTCCGCTGCTCTCGGTCCCTGCGACCATTCCGTTTGAACCCGCGCCCACATTGAGTGTGCCTATGGCGGTACAAAATGGTGCAAATCCGCTCCCTCCTGCTCCCTCTCTACCATCTTCCCTACCATTTGAGGCAGCACCACCACTTTCCACACCTGCTGTGATGCCATTTGAGCCTGCGCCTGTTCTTTCTACGCCCGCAGTCATCCCATTTGAGCCTGCTCCTATACTTTCTCAGCCAGCACCAGTTTTAGATGTCTCAGGAAGCACTCCTGGGCCTACTAAGTACTCTGACAGTCTTGATACGAGTTCATCTAGCACTCCTGGGCCTACTAAGTACTCTGACAGTCTTGATACGAGTTCATCTAGCACTCCTGGTCCTGCAAAGTTCAGCGATGCTGCTTCTGCACCCATAACTTTGCCCCCAACACTCTCAGATCCAGCAGATCTCAAAGCAGATGACCAAAAAGCAGGAAAAGCACTGCCTGGTGATGATACTTGAAAGGCTATGGTCGATGATTTCCCAAAGCACAGCGATAATGTGATGGCGGCCACGGAAGCACAGAATAAAACACCAGGTTATCTTGAAAAGGAACTTCAGGGACTTGCAGAAGACCTTAAGGGAATGTTGAAGAACCAGACGATCAATAACCAGGTTGTCGTGACTATTCCTGGCATCGGTGGAATGGCTCCTATTCCCCTGCCACTTGACTTGTCGATCAGTACTCACGGCGACAAGATGATAAACATCAATGCTGACCTACATCTTCGTCAGGCTGGTGTCAAGATTGCTACAACTGCTCTTACTTATGGCAGATCGAAGGCTCAGGCTGCAATAAACGCAGGACTGTCTGCTCTTACTCGTCGTGCTTCTCCCACTGTAAAAACCACGCCGACATCACTGCTTACAAACACCGGGCCGAACACTGCAGGAACGATGGGTGAGACATTCTCACCAGATCCTTCAAATCCTGGTTCAATGAGTGGTCCCGGCATCATTTCTGTTCCTGAGTTCAATGTTGAACCTGTTGATTACGAAACACCGTATAATGCCGATGCTAGAAGTGCTGCTCAATCAAAGCAGGATGAAGCAGCAGACTTGCTTTACAAGAGCATTGGTGATCATAACAAGTATAACGATAAGTCCAAAGCATCTGATTACTACCCAGATGACACTGTTGCACAGCAGACGCAACAAGCAGTCACAAAAAATCCTGGTGCTCTTGGGCATCTTACAACAAGAACAGCAGATCAAGATCCATCAACAGAAAATAGATACGACAGTTCAGCAACATCATTAGAAAGTGCTCCGAAGATTTCAGATCTTCTTTATCTCAATAATCCTGCGTCAGGAACAAGTGATGCAAAGAAGACTGCGTTGTCCAACTTATGGACAGGCCCAACTCAACTTACACTAAAGGGTGCAGGTGCAATACCAAACCAAGGACTTGATCTTGCTGAGCCAATGTCTGATGGTTTGGTTCAATCATTTACAAATACACCTGCAGGATTTAGAACAAGTCAAAACACAGAAGAAACTCGTGGCTACTTTGCTGTTCGTGGTACTGCTGGCGCTGGTGACGCTGCATACGCTTTTGATACACCGTCTGATGACCAAGCGTATGTTCCACTTGTCTTTACTGACTTACGCCCACTTCAAGGTGGTAAGTTTAGAACTGTGTATTTCCGTCCATTCATCAAGAGTTTGTCAGAAGATTTTGCGCCGCAATGGACCATGGCTAACTACTTTGGTCGTGTAGATCCTGTTGCCACCTATCAAAATACAAATAGAACAATCAGTCTATCATTCAAGATTGTAAGTTTCTCACCAGAAGATCTAGAGACTATTTATCAAAAACTTGGATGGCTAACATCAATGGTCTATCCCGAGTTTGAAAGTGGTGCAACATTGAGATACTTCTCTGGCCCTGTTATAAAGATGCGTGTTGGTGATGTCATCAATGCTCTTGGTGCAGATGGAAACCGCGGTGTTCCTGGAGTGATTACAAGTTTGAACTTCAACTATGATGAAAGTCCGTGGGAACTCTTGGAAGGTCGCCGTGTTCCAAAGAACATTGATGTCTCACTAGGTTTCCATGCACTTCACGAATACGCCATCGGAAGCATCAAGGGTGGAAGCGAAAAAGAAGGTGGTCTTATCTTTGGTGGTATTGATGCAACGACAAATGGCCCGGGTGGCGCTGTCAATGTAAAGAATGGCATCTCTAGGTTTAGAGCAACATTTGGCAAGGAATACCTAAACAATCCAGCAGTAGATGCAAACCCTAAGACCGGAACATAACATGGCCAAGTCAAGATACTTTCCAACACGAGTTTTACAGCGTTCAGATCAACCTGAACCACGCCATTATGCAACCTGGGACCTGCCACAATCGTATCATGGTGTAAAAGAGATTGACTTTTTGACGGGACTAAAGACTTACGATCATCCGTGGGAACTTGGTGATCGTCTTGACAAACTCTCAAACAAGTATTACGGTGATGACCAGTATGCTTGGCTTCTTGCTTTGGTAAATAACATTGGCTATCAACTTGGTATTCAACCCGGCACGATTGTGCGTATTCCAATCGACGTAATACCTGTTCTTGAAAGATTGGACATGGTGTAAAATGGAAACAGTCGCACAACCATCACGGTATCGTCCATCAGTAGATACAACTACGTTTGGTGCAGATGCTTCTGCAGCACCGCTAGAGTGGCACGTGCTTGGCACAGATGGTTTGACAGCCAGCGATGATACGATACGCAGAATAACAATGGACGGTGTAGCACAGTTGAAGCAGATCAGTGCTGCTGATAAGGCTAAGGCTGTTCCCTATGTGAAAATCTGGCGTGTTATTCGTGGAACAAACGAGGCTGCTGGTCCTGAGATAACTACTCAATTCTGGGACGTCCCGAAGTTTGGTACATCAATGGGCAGCAGGTTTGGTGAGCGCCCTGCAATGTCGTTAGAAAGCGTGACTATCAAGAATGTAAATCCTCGTGGTTTCATTTTGTACAGAGAGGTTGATATTCAAATAAAGGTGCATAGGCCAGATCAAGTGTTCAATAACTTGAGTGATAACTCTAATGCTCTGGCATCTCTAATGACACCTGGCAATGTGCATATGCTAACCTATGGATGGCAGGGTGGCACTAACTCAATGCTTAGCACGGGTATCCCTGTCTATCACAAGGATGGAGAACTTCATCCTGAAGAGAAGGCAATGCGTGAGCGCGCAAAAGCAAGCGGAGTTCCAGACACAGTTCCGTCAAAATACACAGCGCCAGCAAAGGCAAGCGTGCGTTTTACAGTCGTTACGTATGACTTTAGTATTTCTCCAGATAGCCAGATAGACATTACCATCAAGGGATTTGAAGATGGAGAGTTGAATGTTCGTGAGGCTGCATTATTTGATCAGCGTGGAATGCCAAAACCTGATGTCGCAGAGTATCAGAAAATGGATGATAAGGAAAAGGCAAAGGCTGTTCAAACACATCTAAAGAGTATGATAGCAGTTTTGACAAACAAACTGAATGATCCACTTGCAGCAATAGAGAAAGACGTCAAGACAGATAAGGGTGTTGTCATAAAAGAGAAGTTCATTGCAATGAAAGATGTGATGAAGATACTCTTTTCTGATCCGTTGTCAAAAGCAATGACAAATCTTGGATACAGACACATCCATTTCTACACAGGGTTTTTCAACAAGAATGCTCCAATAACAGTTTCATCGTATCTTTCACAAGACTTGGCTATTGATCACGCTCCCTGGAAGGCGATGGGAATGCCTATTGGCAACTTTATGTTCAAGTTGTCAGACGTCACAAAAATACTAAATGATGTTGTGACAACAAAGGGACAGATTACTGTCTATAACATAATCGGCAAACTGTTCGCCATTATGCAGAACATCAACCTGTATCAAAAGAACAAGAAAAGTCAAATTCCTGGGTCTGTACCAGAAATGCACCTTGTTCCCATTTACAACCCTGACGCAGCAGGGTATGTCCAGATTTGGATTGTTGATAGAAAGAGATACTTGACTAGTCTTGATCCTGATCTCAATGAATTCACTGTTGATAGCGACGCAAATAAAAGCAAATACAGAACAGGCCTTGAAGTTCAAAGTAAAGTGGAAAGTATGGGCGTGCCATTCATTAGTATGTACGACGCAAACTCTTTCCTTGCTGGCGCTAAGTTCAATATAGTTGCAGATGAAATGATGAAGTCAATCTTTATCCGTCGCAACATGGAACTAAACCGTGGTCAAATAACTGGTGAACATCAAAATACAATAGTCACAGCAGATGGTGAGATGGATAGTTCTTTATTGTTTCGTAGTGCAATAAAGGGTGACCTCACAATGATAGGCAACTTTGCATTCAACATTATGGGCCTGATGTGGATACACTTTGGCATTCGTGCTTGGGATGGCTTCTTCTACGTGATGTCAAAAACGGACAAGATAGACAAGACAGGCTTTACAACATCTATCACTGTGCAAGCAGAAGGATCCAACCCAGCAGGTGCCTCCACAAAGACGAAACCTGTAGAAACAACTCAGATTGCTGCCGAAGCATTTGGTTATGGCGCGATGCCAGCAACTACAAGTTCGTATGTTTGGTCGCCCAGCGTAACATAATACAACAATAAGCAGTTCTAAGCCCACTTCTGTGGTATAGTTATCCTAAGATGACTGTATCCCACCTCCACATCTACGACCAGTGTAAGGCAGCCGGGTTTGTGACCATCGACCCGGTGAAGGGGCGTGACGGCACGTGGGGAATGTCGCTTGTTGCTGGTGACCATTATTTCTTTGTTCCGCGCAGTGAAAACTGGGCTGAGTTTGTCCATGGACTTTTTGGAACCGGTGCAGAAGTTGGCGTTTGGGACGTTCGCCGTGTTATTGACTGGCAACTCTACGATGACAAAGTTCTGTGGGACATCAAATCACTATTTGGCGGAGAGCAGACGCTGCCGTATTTGACACAGCAACTTGTAAAGACTTACCCAGGGTCCATCTACTACTCCTACATTGATCTAGACCAGAAAGTCGTCGCACATCAACGGGCTCTCAAGACTACTAAGATAGATCTGCCAGTTCTCCAGGCTATTCCATCACAACTGCTGACAGACTGGATGAAGGCTCGCTGCGCTACCATTGACAAGTTATGGGCTCATAAACGCCAGGGTATGGACCCTGGGGAGTTCATCGCCGATTACGAGGCTCGCTGGCCCTTCATAAGAGCATTGCGTGAAGTGGAACTGAATGGCATTCATATAGATCTTCCATTTGTAGAGGATAAGATCAATGGAGATAGTGAGCCAGCAACTGGAAGTGCTCTTCGCTCTTTGCGTGGGCTGTGTAAGGGAGGATTTGTCACCTCTCTAATCAATCCGATGGGTTCCAAAACTGGCAGAGTGCGACACGAGGGTGGTTTCAATACCCTCGGCATCCCGCATGGCTTTGCTCGTGAGGCTATCACCTCAAGATACGAAGGTGGTCTCATCTACACATTCGATTTCAATGCTATCGACTACAGATGCATTGTAAATAGCGTTGGTGGAGACATGGCCAAGTTGTATGAGGGAGCAGAAGACTTTCACGAGCGAACTGCAAGTTTCATTTTCCAGCAGGTGACGCCAAACCTCAGAAAGAGTGTCAAGTTCCTGTCATACATCTACATTTACGGTGGTCAGGAAGACACGCTTGTCCAAAAGACAGGTTGGAGCAAAGAAAATGTTAAGGCCGCTCTAAATTTGCTAGACAAGAAGATTGCTCCAATCAAAGAGTTCAGAGCAAGACTATGGATGAATGCTCAGGACGATAACTTTGTCATTACTCCAAGCGGTCGCAAGGTCCATGTTTCGTCAGATGATAACGAGGGTAAAGTTGTCGGGCTTTATGCTCAGACTTATAGCACCTGGGTGTTTGAGCAGGCATTTGTGAAGGTACAGAAGATGTTGCGCTCGATGAAGAGTAAAGTTATTTTCGAGGTCCATGATGAACTAGTTATAGATGTGCATCCTGATGAGTTTGGAAGTATGGAAGACGTCCGCAAGTTGATGCAACTGGACGGTCACGTTGTTAAAATGAAGAAAGGGCCAAACTATGGCCAACAAGATTAGTGAAGAGAAGATTGTAGAGAACGAGAAGTTGGTGCTCAAGTTGGTGAAATCTTTCAACCCACAGCACGCCGAAAAAGTTGAACAGATGCTTTTATACGGAAACATCGACTTCTTCCTTGCTCCTGCCAGTAGTCGGACAGACTTCCACGGATGTTATGTTGGTGGCTTGTGTGATCATAGCATCAGAGTTGCTGCCAACCTGCAGACCATTGCAAAGGCTCTTGCTCCTGCTTCGGACCCTAGACAACTTGCATTTGTTGGTCTTATGCACGACCTCGGGAAGGTTGGAGACGTGGGCATTCCTATGTACATTGACCAACCATCAGATTGGCACAGGAATAAGGGTATGTTGTATGAAATCAACAAAGATCTACCGTATATGCCCATCTGCGACAGAACAATGTATCTTCTCCAGAAGTTTGGGATCACCCTAACCAATGATGAATACATCGCTATTCGTATTTCTGACGGCCCGTATGAGAAGGCCAATGAGAAGTATGGAATGAAGGAGCCTGACCTGGCACTTCTGCTTCACTTTGCCGACAGGTGGGCTTGTGCCCAGGAAAAGCGTCTGGAGTAGCCAAAAGAGGTTCTCTTGGTTATTTAGACTTGAAGCGCCGTCCCACAAATCAGGAGATCCTCCATGTCATTGAAACTGAAGCGTAATGTCCTCGAGCGTATTGTTCAAGAGGAACTGCATAGGTTCATAGCCGAGCAACTAAACGAGGCTCCTCCAAGCCGTGGCACAGTTCTAGACGACGAGCAAACCGAAGACGAACTGCCAACACCAGGTGGCGCTCCAGAAGAGCAACTTCCAACTGACAGTCCTGCTCCTGAGGCGGGTGACGAGATGGGTGATCTTCCTGACGAAGATACTGGCGTTGATGAACTTCCTACAGGTGAAGAGCCTGCCGATGATGAACTTGAGGCAGATCTAGCCGGTGACGAGGATGGTGGTGCAGAGCCCGGAACTGTTGCTGCAGAACTTGAAGACAAGACTATTGAAAGCGTGTCCATGGAAGAGGACAGCAAAATTATGCCGGGTGCTATGGAGATTGTCCTGACCTTCCGTGAGAACCCAGATGCATTGCGCTTGCTTGTCACAAAGACAGGCAAGGTCAAGATCTTCTACAAGGGTCTTCACAATGACTTCTCAAGCCCAGTTGAACAGATCCCAGGTGATGAAGACACGGGTGAGGAACTTGGTGATGAAGAAATGCCAGGTGACGAAGACATGGATC